GAAGTCTATAACTAAGACTTTCTTAAATTTTCTTGCATTGTAATCGTTAATTCAGCGTTTATAGATGCAGTTCTAATCCACTCGCTTCTTGACATGCTATAGAATTTAGCTTTAGCATCAACTAAAGCCAGCTCCTCTTTAGTCCATCGCTCATTACTTTGTACATCTCTAATTGTTTTAGTCATGTCGTGAGTATACAGTATGCTATACATTCTTAATCATTGTTTTGCATCATTGCAATTTTAAAGTCACCTGTTCTTGGAAGTGTAATTCCAAAATCATTTGCAAACATATCAATCTCCCACAGATAGTCAACAAACTCTAAAACATTAAGCTCAGTAGTGCTTGGTATCTGCGAGATGACCTCTCCTTCCTTAGTAACTAACTCAGCTTTTTGTAAGAACTTATTACGAAGCAGTAAAGACATTTCATCTTTGCTATATCCAACCTCTTTAGCAAGTATATCAATGTAACGCCAATACAAACGGTTCTGACTTACTGATCGTTTAGGCTTACCCTCAACTATACTTATAGTAGCTACATCTGCTTTGGGATTCTCACGGTAGAAATCTTGCACTAAAGTTTTAAAGGCAGCTTCTTTAGGTTCAGCTTTACGAATGACTCTACTAATCATCTTGTCTCATAAGTTGTTCAATTTGTTTATCAATAAAAAACCTAGCTTTTCTTAGGTCATCTATTTGTCCTTCACCTGCATGTTTATGAGCATGACGACAGATATACTTAACGGCTGAAGCTGTAAGGTAATCCATTTTCTGGTCAATAATAAAATCTATGACCTCAATCTTGCCTTGCGTGTAATGTGAAGGACTGTTTACAATATCTTTCATTAACCAAACAACAAAGCCAATATAGCAATTGCTAGGAACACAGTTAGCGATTTATTTTGTAATACTTTCATTACCATTTCTTTTATATCTTCCATCTTCTTCTCCTCT